AGAGAACCGCTTCGTGGCTGAGAAGATCCTTGGGACGAAGTTCGCGGTGGGTTCGGCTGACAACGACATCAATCCGATGGCGGGCCAGCTTGACCTGATCGTGAACCCGTTCCTCACGGACCCGGATGCGTGGTTCATCATCGCAAACGCCAAGGCGGGCGCGACGTTCTACCGTCGTCGCAACGCCGAGATCACCCGTGACAACGAGTTCGACACGGAGATCCTCAAGACGAAGACGACGGCGCGTTTCTCCGTGGGTGTCACGGATTGGCGCTACGCGTATGCGTCGGCAGGTAGTTGACCCCATTTTGTAGCATGACACAAAACGGGGATTAGTTGGGACAGGGGGGCTTCGGCCCCCCTTTCTCATAGGGGACTTGGTGCTTGAGATCCCCTCGTTAGACTCCGGGCGGATCAACAGAGGATCTCCCCATGACAGGCAAGACCCAGTTCCTCGGCCCCGTCGCTTCTGGCGTGGACAACGGCGCTCCCGCGCTCACGACCAAGGCTTATGGCCGATTCACCGTCTGGACGCCCCTGACGACGGTCCCGGTGACTTCGCTGCCGGTGGCGGTCCTGCCGTTTGACTCGATCCTCCGTGAGATCAACATCTGGAAGATCGGCGCGTTCACGGGCGAGGCGGCCATCCGCTTCGGCACGGTCGCTGGCGGCTCCGACAACCTTGGCAGCGTCTCGGTCTCCGGCAACACGATCTACCGTGTGAATGCCGCGACGGCTCAGACGACCCTTCCCTTCAACCATGCGGGCGTTTCGGCTGCCGGGACTCCGATCTACCTCTCCACGGGCGCGATCTCTGGCACGGCCACGGCCCTGTCCTCGGCGGCCTTCGTGGAGGTGGTCTACACCCGCGTCAGCCTGACCGAGCGTCCCGACCTCGTCGCGGCGCACAAGGGCAACGACACGGCCTACCAGGGTCCCGTGCGTTCCGGCGCGCAGGATGTCGGCATCCCGGCCCGTCTGACTTGCGGCGTCCTCAAGACCTCGCAGCAGGCCACGGCGGCCTCGTCCCCGGTTTCGGGTCAGGTCATCGGGGTGATCCCGTATGGCGGATACCTGAACGAGATCAACTTCTACTGCCGCACGGCCCCGGCTGGCGAGGCGACGGTTCGCTTTGCCATCAACGGCGAGGGCGACAACCTCGGCAGCGTGTCCGTCTCGGCGGCGGGGGTCTACTCGGTCGCCCTGACGACGGCGGTTCGTGCCACCTTCGCGCGCGGGATCAACGCCGGATCGGCCCAGCCTGTGCGGATGTCGGTCCTCGCGGCCTCGGGCAGCATCGCGGCGCTTCAGGGCGTGGGCGAGATCGTCTTCTCCCGCCTCGGCCAGAGCGACGGCTACCCGGGTGTTGGCCAGAAGGAGACGACCTTCCAGGGTCCGATTGCCACGGGCCAGAACCTTGGGACTTGGGGCAACGCCAAGCCGGAGGTTGGCTGGGGCCGGTTCTCCAAGCTGACGACCAACATCGCCTCCACCAACGGGGTGGTCTCGGGCCAGCTTGTCGGCTACCTCCCCATCGGCGCGGCACTTGTCGGCATCAACTACATTGCCGGGACGGCTGCGGCTGGTGAGGCAACGGTTCGGGCTGGTGTGTCTCCGACGGTTTTCACCTCAGACACACTAGGTAGTGTTTCGGTCTCGGCGGCTGGTGTGTATTCGGTGATCCAGTCCACGGCGGTCGGCGCGTTCGACAACTCGGGCGTCAACCGAGCCAAGTCCGGTGCCACCGCGCAGGCCATCTACATCAACGTCGCTGCCGCGTCTGGCAGCATCGCGGCGCTCTCGGCCAATGCGGCAATCGAGATCGTCTACACCCGCCTCGACCCCTCGATCTACGGAGTCTGACCTATGGCTCGCCCCAAGAACTGGTTGTTCACCCTCGCCAACGCGGAGGCGACGACCATCTACTGGCCCACGGACACTTGGGTATCCACGCAGGAGTATGCGTTCAACTTCCGCATCATTTCCGGGTCCGGTTCGTTCCTTTCCGGTTGCTCTGCCGCGTCTACCATCGACCGGGTCCTGCAAAGCGGCGTCGTCTCCGCGCATTGGACGGAGCGAGTGGCCTTCTCGACCGGGACTGCGGCGACGTTCACGGGTCCCGTGTCGTGCTGGCGGCTGACCGTGCGATCCAGCGGCGCGGCGACGTTTGACCTGATGGCCCTTCAGGCTGGTCCTGAGCGGGTGGCCTGATGGGCCGTTGGACGGAACGCAATCGTTGGCGTCGTGGACGGTGGCTTGTCCAGGACGACGAGAGCGGCTTCGTCCACTACTCGGATCAGGTTGTCCGTCGCTGGGATGGGCTGTACGTCCGCAAGGATCAGGACGAGCCTATCGACCCGCAATGGTTCATCACTTCCGAGAACGACCCGGCACCGCTTCCGTTCGTTCGCCCGGAGGCTGCCGCTGGCCCCGCTTGCAAGACCGGCCCCGCCTACGACGCCAACAACAAGCCGATCAAGAGTTTCCCCGGATACAACCTCTTCATTGGCAGCAGCATCGGGAGCATGGAGATCGAATGCTCTTTCATCGTGTTCCCTGACGCAGGCCCCTATCCCCCTCGGTGACGCATGGCACAGCAGGACAAGGCAACGCTGAAGCAGGCTTTCGAGACGGGTGACGCGCCCACGGGTTCCGACTTTGAGAACCTGATCGACAGCCAGTTGAACCTCGCGGAGACGACGGCGCAGACCATCAATGGTCCCGTCAACTTCGCGGGTGGCGTCTCGTTCGCCACGATCTCGGCGGCGGTTGTCGGCGGCAACGTCGGAACCTTTGGAACCATCTCGGCTTCGGCTGGTACGTTCACGCAGGTGTCCGCCAATGGCATCTTCGGACTGGCGAAGGCCGAGTGCTGGGCGACCAGCAATGGCGTCATCTCGGCCACGGCCATCAACTCCTACGTCGTGACCAACGTCGGAACGAGCGCGGAGACGGTCAACCAGTTCACGCACAACGGCTCTGGTCGCCTCACCTACACGGGGACGCAGCCGAAGTCCTTCATGTTCGACGTTGACTTCACGGTCAGCGGAGTGACGGCTACGCAGAACGTCGGTGTTCGCTTGGGCAAGGACGGAGTCTCGCTTGCCAAGACTACGATGGAACTGCGGCTTGCAGCCTCCTCCGCCCCCTATGTCGGCCATGTCGGCTGCATCGTGACGCTGACGGCCAACTCGTATGTCGAGGTCTTCGCGACGCCGACGCTGAACGTCAGCAACATCGTCTTCGAGAAACTGAACCTCCGCACCCGCGAGGTCTGAGATGGCATCCCCCTACCTGACGGTTCTGGAGATCGTCAACGAGGTCTGCGACCGGATGAACATCCGCCGCGTGACCACGACGACGCAGAACATGTTCACCAAGAACAGCATCAATCTCCTCAACGACATCATGGAGGAGCTTGCTGACATGGGAACGTGGAACGAACTGCAAGCCTCGGCTGCGGTGACGATGGTGTGCGGGCAGTCGCTATACAGCATCGACACGACGACGCTCGCCACGGCCAAGCAGTTCATTCACTCGATCCAGGAGGTGTCGGTCTCCGGTCGCGTCCCGCCGCTGGAGCCGATCTCGGACAAGAACGAGTTTCGGATGCTGAACCGAGTCAACAGCATCGGCCAGCCGTCGCGCTACATCATCGAGGGCGTGGACACGGTGGGCAATCCGCGCATCGGCGTGTTCCCTCGACCGGGTGCGTCGTATGCTGGCAACTCGGCATTCGTGAAGTTCCAAGTCCTGCCGCCGAAGTACGTTGCTGGCACGGATGACAGCGTGGTCGTCCCGTTCCCCGGTCGCGTGGTGGTCCTCGGGCTTCTCGCGGCTTCGCTGCTTGACGAGAGCGGTGGTGCAGAGACCCGCCAGTATCAGGCCGCGCAGATGAAGTATCTCGCCTCGCGCAACTCGTCGCTTGGCAGGCAGACGGCCAAGACCGGCGAGTATGTGAGGGTGCAACCCGGCATTACGTCGAGGTCCTGATGCCCGAGCGGTATTACCAGATCGCGCGAAGGGGTCTGGCGACCAACTTCACAGAGACCGAGATCCCGCTGGACTACGCCCAGAGGTTCCGCAACCGCTTCATCAATGCGGCTGGTGGTGCCGAGAAGCGTCCGGGCTACGTCGCCCTCTCGGGTGCGTTGCCGACCAAGGGCATCGTCACGGGCCTGCATGAGTATGTGGACAAGGACGGCACGGCCACGCTGTTCGCATCCTCCGAAGGCGTCGTGTTCCGCTACAACGGCTCCTCGGCATGGACGCAGGTCTGGCAGGCGACGACGGCATCGCGCATCCGCTCCGTGCAGTTTGACGACAAGCTGGTGTTTTGGAACGGGGTGGATCGTCAGGTCTACATCGACAGCCCGACCGCCAATTTCGAGCGTCTCCAGCCCCTCATGGAGCAGGGGACCTGCGGTGCGTCCACCTCGGCTGCGGCGCTTACAGATGCTGCGGTTACGGACTGGACCGCGCAGACGTTTGTTGGCCCTGGCGACATCGTCTTCAACGCCAAGCGCGGGGCCTATGGCCTTGTGACTGCCGTGACTTCGTCGCGGGTCAGCCACACTCCCATCAGCGCAGCGGCGCGCGGCTTCGGCAACACCTTCACGCCGATCAGCGGCACTCCCGTTGGTGGCGAGCCTACGCCCGGAGACGGCTACAAGATTTACGACAGCATCGAGTTGAACGTGGTCTCCAATGACGGGATCATGGACAACGTCGCGACCATCGTCTCGACCAGCACCAGCCCGACGCAGACCTACATCGCGGTGTCGGCTGACCGGGTGGCGAACTGGACCACTACGGCGATGCGGAACGGAGACATCGTCCACAACACGACCAAGAACGCGGCGTCGTTCGTGTCGGAGATCCTATCCTCCGGGTTCTACGTCTCGCCCTCGATTGCCACGACCTCGGCGGGCGACTCCATCGTCCTGTACCAGTCGGCCATGCCGGTCGCGTCGTGGATTCATGTCCACTACGGGCGCGCATGGATGATCGACTCCCGCGACCCGCGCAACGTCGTGGCCTCGGGTGCGAATGACATCCAGGACTTCACGGTAGACAGCCAGAGCCTGGAGACGAGGACGGTTGCCATCGGGGCGCAGCAGCCGGGTGCGGATCCTGCGGTAAGCATTGCATCGTTCCAGACGTATCTGGTGATCGGCACGGAGCGCGCGGTCTACGCCTTCCGTGGCACGGCCCCCGCCGATCTGGAACCCGCTGGCCTGTTCCCGCAGGGCATCATTGCGCCAGACAGCTTCGTGAACACCGGCAACGACCTGTCTTTCATCGGGTATGACGGGCTGTTGAGCATCAGCCTGCTCATCAACACGAACAACCTTCAGCGGTCGAACATCTCGGAGCCGATCAAGAACACGCTCCGCGCAATCATCCGCGAGGTCATCGAGAGCCGGAACCCGTCCGTCCAGATCGTCAACTACCAGCGGCGAAGCTGGATCGTGATGAAGATCGCGAGCAAGCTCTACGTCTACAACTACGCCAACTTCGTGATGGACGACGGCAAGATCGTGGCCGGGGCGAGTTGGTCCGACTTCGACGGGCAGATCGGCTTGCAGAGCGTCCTCTACGTCCGAGCCAACTCCGACCTCCTTCTCGGCGGCGCGGATGGCAAGGTCTACCAGTTCGACCAAGGAACCTTCACGGATGACGGGGCGCTGTACCCGACCGAATACATGCCGGGCTGGCTGAACCTTGAGGAGCCGCGCCAGTCGATGCGGATCAAGACAGGTTCGTACATCGTGCCAAACTTCCAGGTCGGCGGCAGGGTGGTCTACAACATCGAGGCTACCGGGGACTTCAACCTCCAGTCCTATGACCTCATCACGGTCACGGCGCAGGAGGAGTTCGGTGGCCGACCCATTGGCACCTTCACCATCGGCAGCGACTTTGTCGGCATGGCCCGCACGGTGGAGGGCAAGAACCCCCTGCGCTGGAGGGGCGCTCATTTCCGCCTCTCCTTCCGCACCTTTGACCCATACGGTCCTGACGTACTGGCCGGTTTCTCGGTATACGGGGACATCCACGGGAGACGCTAATGGCAGACTTTCTTGGCTTCCTCGGACCTGTTCGGGACGTTCTTGGTGCGGCTGGCGGGGTCGCCTCGGTTGCAGGTGCATTCGGGCTTGGTCGCGACCGCCGCACGGAGAAGGCGCTCAGGGCGCAAGCAGAGCGGGCCACGCAGCTTTCCGAGGCCCTGACCAACCCCAACAGCCCCCTGTTCCAGAGCATGGCTTCTGATGCCTTGCAGCAGCAGCGCACGGCCCGGCTTCAGGGCATCTCGGACTTCGTTCGGGAGCAGGAGCGCCAGGCCCGCAGGTTCCCGGCCTCCAGCAATGTGGGCATCTACGCTCGCAACCCGCGCCGGGACGAGTCGATTGCCCGCGCCATGATGCTCGCCGGGCAGAACGAGCAGGCGCAGGCCAACCAGCAGGCCCGTCAGACGCTGTCCACCGGCCTGAGTGCGCTTGGGTCGTCCATGAATGCGCTTGGCACGGCTGGTAGGGTCCAGTCTGAGGGCCAGACCGCTCGCGCCATTGGCCTCCCGAGCGCGCTGTTTGGTGCAGAGCGGATGCTTGGGCGTGTCCAAAGCCGCTTTGGTGGTTCTCAGACCTCTCCCGAACCCTCCTATGGTCTTTCCCCTCCAGTCTCCATGACCTATGACCAGGCGACGGGGATGCGCTCTAGAATGACGAATCCATACACCGGCCTTCTGTACGGAGGCGTCTAATGTCTCCTCCCAGCCTCACGCCGGAGCAGATCCAGGCTCTGATGGAGTTCTACGGGGACCCGCAGGCTGAACGAACGATTGCGGAGCGTCCGTATGAGGCTCCAATCTTGCGACCCATTGATGTTTTAGCTGGACCTGGGGGTGCATATTTTGACCTTGCGATGCCCATGAGGCGGCAAGACGGGTCACCATCAGATTTAGTAATGGCTCGCGAAGCCAACAGGGAGGGGATTTGGCTGCCGTCTCACATATCCCTTAGAGACGACCCTCCAAGTCCGCGTCCATCTGCTGACCTTGCCGATTTTCAGGCCGGTCAGATGCTCATTCCGGTAGAAGGCGCTAATGCGCTTGCCCGTTCAGTCGCGCAAGCCCGTCAGGCCAGTGCCGGTGGCGGTGCTGCCGTCCCGCCGCCGCCCCCTGCGCCCCCCGCTCCCGATGCTGCGCCCGGTGACACGGCCCGCGCTCGCGTGGACATGGAGACCGGCTCGCAGGGTCGCACGACGCCTTCCAACGCCGCAGACGCCGCCAGCGTTGGCACCCGCATTTCAAAGTATCTTGAACAGGCTGTTGGCCGCCTTTCCGGGGAGCAGCAGGGTTTTGGCGACATCGCGAATGCCCTCATGCAGGTTCGCGCGACCGGCGGCAAGGTCAACTTCGAGCAGGCGATGCGGGACATCGAGGCGAAGGACTTCAACCGCGCCACGAACCTTGCCAATGCCTATGCTGCCCTCAAGCGCGCTGATGGTTCCGGGCAGTTGAGCCTAAAGGACCAGGCTCTCATCGAGCAGCGGAAGCTTGATCGCGCGGCCCGCGAAGGCAATCAGGCGGCGGTGCAGCTAAACAACGCTATCAACTCTGCGGTGAAGGACTACTCGCGGGCTGACCAGCCTAGGATTCGCGAGGAGATCATGACGACCATCGCTGCATGGCGGTTGTCGAACGAGGGCCGTGATGCCTCGCTTGCTCAAGTCCCCGAGATCATGCGCGATGTCCTGAACCATGTGAACAGGCTTGGCTATCGCAGGGTCGGCGGTGGTGGTGGCGGTGGCGCTCAGGCTGCTGGCCCGTCTGGTGGAGGCATCTACATGGACGACGAGGTGCAGAGGTTCCGCCCGTTCGTCCCGCAGGGTCGCGGTGGTCTCTCCCAGCAACAGCAGGCAGCCAATCGCGCCTTTGAGCGTGGAGATGAGCAGACGGCACTTTCGATTGCCCGAAACATCGAGGACAAGGCTGCTGGTCGAGGTCGCGGTGGCGGTGGCGGTGGTGGCGGAGGCGGGCAGTTGAGTGCCGCAGACGAGAGCAAGGTCGTAACCCGACTCGGCTCTGCCAACAGCACCCTGATGATGATTGACCGCGCGAAGTCGCTTGTTGCAGGCGGCGCCCCCGTTGGCTTGGCTGAGAAACTCAGCACTATTGCCGAAGGCGTAAGGGCGCAGGCCAAGATTATTCTTGGCTCTGATGACAACAGGCTGAACGCTGCGCTGCGTTCTGCACAGAACGGTTTGGATTTTGTTATTGCGGCTGACAAGACCGGGGAAACTGGTCGTGCATTCTCTTGGCTTACAAGCAATAGCTCCGCTGATGCCCAGAGGCTTAAATCTGTCCTGACAATGATTGCCTACTCTCTGGCTAAGACGATGGACTCTGGTGGACAACTTTCCAACGGCGATGTCCAGAACGCCATGCGAACCATTGGTCAGGCTGGAAGCGGGATATTGACAAGCCCGAACAATCTTATCGCGGCCTTGGAAGAGGTTGCCAACCTGACGCGGAGTAACGCATACAGCCAGGGCATGTCTGCAAACATTCCAGAAGAGCGCATCATGAGCATTCTGGACCGTCGTCCTCCCCCTGCCGCAGCCGCTGGTGGTAGTGGCGCAGCACCTGCTCGTGACCCGCTTGAGGGCAGGACCGCTAAGGATGCTCAGGGGAACCGAGTAATCCGTCGCAACGGTGCATGGGTGCCGGTCCAATGAGCGACGATCTTCCCCCGGGCTTCACTCTTGAAGAGGACGGCACCGGCCTTCCTCCTGGATTCGTTCTGGAGGAGGAGTCCGCTACGGCCCCGGCACGCGCCTTCCGTGAGCCAGCAGAGCCCGGTCAGGCCGAAAGCATTCGCCGCGAGTTGATGACTCTCGGACTGCCTCCCCGGAACATTTCCGCAGTCAGGCCGAGTGAAGAGCGGTCTGCCATTGCTCGCGAGAACGAGCGCACCCGATCAATGGGTGAACTCCAGCTTCTTGAGGGCAACATCAGGATTGGCGAAGCGCCCATCGAGGCCCGAGAACTCTCTGGCTACGGGTTGAGCAGGCTTCAGGGATACAAGTCTGTCCTTGAGCCTCTTGGCTATCAGGTCAAGGAGATCACGACGGAAGGCCCGTACAAGGGCGAGATCGTCTACCGATACTCGGGCAGCGATCCGTGGACGACTGTTCGCGAACCGGAAGGATTCATGCGCCCAGCCGATGTTCAGGCGCGTCTTCGCGACATACAGTCCATCAAGGGTAGCATTATTCCGGAAGCACTTGGGGCTGGTGCTGGCGCTCTTGGCGCTGCTGCTCTTCGATTGCCAATTCCCGGTGCGCGGAGTGGCGCTCCTGGCGCTGCTGCCCTTTCATTTCCAGTTCGCTACTTTGCCGAGATCAGCCGCATGAGGGAGGGGCGCAGGCTCGGCGTCATCCCCAAGGATGTGTCTGATGCCGAGATTGATGCCGTCGCATTCAATGACGCCGGATGGCAGGCTCTTGGAGAGGCCAGCGGCGTTGCGCTCTACGGCCTGTTGAAGGCAGGCGCATTGCGCGGCATGCCCGACATGGGCGACCTGACTCTCGATAAGCTGAACCAAGGCATCGCCCTTGCTCGCGCCGAGGTTGGTCCCGGCGGCGAGAACCTCATCACCATTGGAGACGTTCTCAAGAAGATTAATCACCCCCTTGCCGACTTCTTCAAGTCCGTTGAGGAGAAGACCGCCAAGACCTTCGGAAGGCCGGGCCACGCAGAGATGCGCGAGCGGGCGGTCGAGCGTGAGAAGTTTGCTGGCGAGCAGGCCCGTGGTGCGGTTGCTCCGACGCAGCAGCCTGATGTCGTTCAGCTTGGCGAGGATGTTTCCACTCGCGTCGCACCCGGATTCGGTGAGTTTCGCGAGGATGTTCTTAGCGCCGGTGGGAAGCCCGTCACGAAGCCGGATACGGGGTTGCTGGCAAAAAATGTCGTGGATGCCCTGAAGGCAGCAGAGCAGGCTCAAAAGACTGCGATCCAAAACCTTTACCGGCGCGCAGAGTCGAGCGCAGTTGGAGCTACTGACAAGCCCACGGAAAGCGAATCCGCGCTGAGGGACATCGCTGATGCTCAGGGCGGCAGGCTCTTCCCGAGCCTATCGAAGGATCAGCGAAAGTTGGTCAAGGACTCCTTGAGTACTTTCTACGACGAGGTGAGCGATCCGGGGCGGTTTGGTGCAGACGATGTCTTCGTTCCCGGGGGAACCCGGTTCGAGTTGAAGCCCGTTTCGCTTGAACAGATGAACAAGGCTATTAACGATATCCGAGACGCCATTCGCACAAAGTTCAAGAATGAGTGGAAGGGTGATCTTGACGAGTTGGCAAGCATTGAGGAGGCGCTTGTCAAGGATCGAAACAGGCTGTTGATGAAAACAGGCGGCCAGCAGGCCGTGACAGATTTTGAGACGGCTGATTCACAATGGAAGATGATGAAGGACACCTTCCGCCGGGAGAGGATCCAGAAGGCGTTCAAGGTCAGCCCCAATCTGTCGGCAGCAAGAACTGCTGAAGATGCGCTTGACAGCCTGTCGATTGACTATGACACGGCACTCCAGTTGAACAAATACATTGGCAAGGACGAAAGGGACGGCATTCGCGCGATGCTTCAGTTCCAGGTCGCTGATGTCGGTCGTGCATACGGCAAGGCTCAGAGAGAGATTCGTGACGCACAGGTCCAGCGGCTCATCGAGGCTGAGGACTCACCCCTGCGCGTGTTCTTCACGGATGCGGAGCGCAAGCGGATGTTCGACGCGGCCAATCTCCAGCGTCTTCGCAGGCAGATCGGCGTGGCCGAGAACGAGTCCATGTCTGGCTGGATCGACAATTTCTATAGCAAGATGGATGTTGACCAAGCCAACGCGACCTTCAACAGGCTTCGTAAGGATCCGTCGCTTGCACCTGTTGCCGAGAGCATCAAGCAGGCAGTCAGGCAGAAGCTGTACGACGACATCACCAAGCAGGGTCCCATGAAGGAGGCCCGCATCCTTGATGTCGAAAAGCTGACGGCAATGCTTGGAGACCCGACCAAGGCGCGGTGGCTTGGCATGGTCATGGACAGCGGATTCATGACGCGCTTGGATCAGGTCAGCAGGGCGACGCAGGCCATGTTCCCGCAAGTCGCTCGCGTGAACCTTCCCGCTGGCGAGGCCGCTGCTGGTAACGCCCTTGTTGCCGCATTTCGGACTTTCAGGACCGCAGTCGGCCCCCTGAATGTTCGCTCTCGCTTTGCTAGTGCTGGCTTGCGTATCGCCACGGGAGAGATGCAGCAGCGCATGGCTCGCGCGATCCTTGACCCGGAATACTTCGGCAAGTTGCTGAATGCCGCTAGGGACACTCCCGGTGGCCGGGCGACGGCTGCCACGATTGGCGCTGCCCTGCTTGAGGACAAGATCGGTGACAAGACCGGGCGCGGAGATTGGGTGAGGGAGATCCCCGCCTCCATCTCGCGGACAACTGAACGGGCAATGGGAGCAATGCAATGATGAAGATGTCGCGCGGCCAGAAGAAGGTCGAGAAGGTCATGGGTGAATACAAGCGAGGCAGCCTGCATTCCGGCAAGGGCGGCCCCGTGGTCAGGAAGCGGGGGCAGGCAATCGCCATTGCCCTCTCGGAAGCCGGTATGTCCAAGAAGCGGAGGAAGTGATGCCCAGCCACTACAACCATGAGAAGACCGAGTCGAAGGCCGAGAAGGCCCGCGAGTACGGTGGCAAGAAGTCGATGGCCTCCTGCAAGGTCAATTGCCAGTACCCGACTGGCACCATTCCCTCGGCCAAGGTAAGCATGGGGGCGCAGAAGACGAACCCGGCGCGCCGCAACCACAGCTACTGAGGGTGCCATGCTGCCACATGTACTAAGGGCATTGAGGATTCTTGCCTCGGCTAGGTTCCCCGGTGAGGCCCGTATTGCACCGGCAATCAGGGGAAATCCTGAGTACCTTCGCGGACAGGCAAAGGCACTTACCGCCGGGGCTTCTGGAGGTGTGGGTGCTGGTGCTGCTATGATGGGACTTGGTCAGCAGGGGGAGGATCAGGGATATCTTCCCCCCATAACGCCAGACGAGGCTGCCGCATTGGGTCTGCAAGGTGGTCCTGACCTGTCCAATTTTCGGTTGACGCCAGAGCAGATGGACAAGTTGGCTTTGTATCAGGAAATGACCAGACAGCAGCCATCTCGGTTTGACCGCACAGACTACATTCTAGACTTCCTTCGCAGCTCTGGTGGCAACCGATGACGGCCCTGTCGAAGACCGCCCTGAAGGCCCTCTGGAAGGCTTACTTCCAGCCCACCAGCGCAGACTTCAGCAACCTCATCGACTCCTGGACGGACTACAAGGTCGGCCTTGAGGCGCTTGGGCAGGCGGTTTCGGCGGGGTCCGTTGGCGTTCCCCGGTACGTCTCCACGACGACGGTGGAGTTTCTTTCAGTTGGCGCAACGGGGCAGGACCTGCTTGGCTCCGGAACGGATGCATCGGCGCGCTCTGTCATTGGCCTCTCCGGCCTGACGCTTCCGGTCTCGGTCGCCAATGGAGGCACGGGCGTCGCGTCCCTTAGCGCCAACCATGTGCTGCTCGGCAACGGCACCTCTGCCGTGCAGTTGGTTGCACCGGGGACGAGCGGGAACGTCCTGACGAGCAACGGAACGACCTGGCAGTCCTCCCCAATCAGCGCCGGAGGAAAGCTGCTCCAGTACGTCACCACCACTTTGGCAAGTGCCAGCACCCAGACGGCCACCATCCCGTTTGACGATACGATCCCCCAGAGCTCTGAGGGGACTGAAATAATGACGCTGACAATCGTCCCCCAGTCAGCGACAAGCACGATCCAGATTTCAGTCTATGTGAATATGTATAACACGGTCGGGGTTGAACTTATTGCGGCCTTGTTCATGGATAGCGGTGCTGACGCGAAGGCCGCTGCTGCGGAGTTCGCTCCCGGTGGGTCGATGGTTACGATGGCCCTTGTGTTTTCTGAAACAACTGGATCGACTTCATCCAGAACATACAAGGTCAGGACTGGACCTTCGGCATCTGGAGGCGGGACCCTGACGATCAATGGGGTTGCTGGAGCAAGGCGCTTTGGGGGCGTGTTGCTATGCCGAATTGAGGCTTTGGAGATCCAGCCATGACCGAGATTGATCCCAGAGAGTTTGGCCGCCTCGAAGCCGAGGTGAAGGGCCTCACCAAGTCGATGGAGGAGATGTCCTCCGATCTGAAAGCCGTGCGCTCCGCGATGGACGCTGCCGGTGGTGGGTGGAGGGTGCTGGTGGCGGTAGGGGCCTTGTCGGGTGCAATCACAGCCGCTTTGGTGAAGGTGATACCGTTCATTCCATTGAGGTGAGAGATGCTGGAGGGGTTTCTTCTCGCTGCACAGGACGACAAGCCCCTGTGCATGCCTATCCACCAGATCGAGGAGGTCTTGGCTGGGTACCGGGAGAAGGCTTGGGTCGCGGGCAGGGTGGACAGCGGCAACATGCTGGTGATCTACACCTCTCCAAACGGCACATGGACAGCGGTCGTCATTGCCCCCAACGGGATGGCCTGCGTTGGCCCGATGGGGCGGGACATGAAGCTCGTCGGCACGGGTGCCTGAATGCCAAATCCGGGTTTGAGCCGCGAGGAAGCCTTGCGGCGCGTGGAGACCGTGGAGCAATGCCTCCGCGAAGGCTATGTCCCCACCGGCATGACGCCGCAGACCGGATTGCGCGGGGCCTGGGCGGAGGCCATGTTCCGCCTCGGCAGGCGCATCAACGGCAAGACCAGCACCGTCAAGCAGCTTGAGGCGACCGCCGGTCGTGAGATCGACTGGTCCCAGTACGCAGCCAGCGGGGCTAGGAGGCCCTTGGAGCAGCGATACACCCCTCCCCCTATCCCAGACCCCGAAATCCCCGTTGAGGCGCTCATAGACCGTCTGGCGGAAGGCTACACCCGCCGTTCGGAGCATAGGGCCGCCAAGAAGTGGATGCGGTTTGGCCTGAAGGAGGATGGTCCCTACGTCATTGCGGTGGTGGGCGACCCCCATCTGGACGATCCCGGCTGCAACTGGCCCCTCCTCAAGCGCGATGTGGAGTTGATGAGGACGCCTAATGTCCATGCGGTCTGCCTCGGGGATGTGACGAACAACTGGACCGGGAAGCTGGTTCGCCTCTACGCGGAGCAGGAGACGACCCGGACGCAGGCTTGGAAGCTGGCCGAGTGGTTCTTCGGGGCCGTGCCGTGGATCGTCCTGATTGCCGGGAACCATGACATGTGGTCGGGGGCGGGTGATCCGTTGGACTGGATGGCTCGGGGCCACGCGGTCAAGCAGGACTGGGCGGCACAGTTCGAGGTCGCCACGCCGAGCGGCCACGCGATCAAGATCGACGCGCGCCACGACTTCAAGGGCTCGTCCATCTACAACCCCCTGCACGGACTGATGCGCGCCCGGCAGTTCTCGGACGGGGTTGCCGACATCCTCGCTGCCGGTCACCAGCACCATGCCGAAATCTACCAAGGGCAGGACGCGGCGAAGGGGAGCAAGTCCTTCTGGCTGGTGCGCGCGCGGGGCTACAAGCACATCGACAGCTATGCCGACCAGCACCAGTACGAGGCGCAGGAGTCGCGGCACGGCTCGACGGTGGGGATCGTCGTGGACCCGGAGGGCAGCATCCAGGCTTACACGGATCTTGCGGAGGCCATCGACATCATGCGCTACAAGCGCGGGAAGTGGGAGGCTCGTCATGCCAAGGCGTCGCGGCGAGTACGATGACCCGGACTGGAAGGAGGTCGGGAGCCACCTTGGGGAGGCGTTCTCGGGGACGATCTCGGAACTGCGCTCCGATAACCCGTCCGGAAAGCCCTTCAAGCCGGTCAGGGGGCCCCTCGGCTTCTGCATCGACCCCGCTGCCTATCGGCGGAAGCGTCGTCGTAAGGTGGATACCGCGAAATGACCCAGCCCCTGACGGATGGCACGATCTCGGCCCCGCACCTCGACACCATGGAAAGTGGTCCCGACTCGTACAGAGGTCCGACGCTGGCAATGATCTATCCCAGCCACAACCGGGAGACGCCGATAGCCGTGGCGGTGCAGAAGGACGGGGTGCTGACCATCGCGCAGATCACGCTGCAACACGCCGCCGGTCTCGCCGCAACCCTGACGAATCTGGTCGCAACTGAGATCGAGAGGAGAAGCTGATGGGATTCGGAATCGGAGATGCGGTCGCCGCTGGCATCAAGGTGCTGGACAAGTTCATTCCCGACCCTTCGGCTAGGGCCAAGGCAGAGGCTGAACTCCGCGATGCCCTGCTCGCTCACGACAGGGCGCAGATCGAGGTCAACAAGGCGGAGGCCGAGACCGGGTCCCTGTTCATCGGTGGCTGGCGACCGGGCATTGGCTGGGTCTGTGCGGCTGCCGTGGCCTACACCTACCTCTTTGTCCCCCTCGCGGTGTGGATCGGGTTCCTCATCGGCAAGCCCATCCCCAAGCCCCCGGTTCTGGATGCCAACCTCTGGGAACTGATGTTCGCGATGCTTGGCTTAGGTGGTCTCAGGACCATCGAGAAGCTGAAGGGAGTGGCCTCCAAGTGATCGGCAATTTCCTTGAGTGCCTGAAGGAAGTGCTTCGGCACGAAGGCGGGTACGTCAATCACCCCGCAGATCCGGGCGGGATGACCAACCTCGGCGTCACCAAGCGAACCTGGGAGGCATTCAAAGGCCGCGAGGTGGACGAATCCACCATGCGCTCCCTGACGGTGGACGATGTCACGCCCCTCTACCGAGACCGCTACTGGACTGCGGTCAAGGCAGACAGCCTACCCGCTGGCGTTGACCTTGCCGTGTTCGACATCGCCGTCAACTCAGGGCAGAAGCGCGCGGGCATGATCTTGCAGCAGGCACTCGGGGTGAGCCAGGACGGAGTGATCGGCCCCCGAACGATACAGGCCGCCAGCATTGTCCACGCCAGCGGCCTGATAAACGACATCTGTGACGCCCGACTGGCCTACCTCAAGTCGCTCCACCATTGGCCTACCTTCGGAAAGGGATGGGGCCGCAGGGTGGAAGCGGTCAGGAAGAAGGCAGTCGAGATGGCTACTCGACCCGCCACACCCTGACGCCGGTCCCCCGCACCATCCTCGTCGCAAACTTCCACCCGTGCCGCCTGCCAAAGTTGACTGCTGCGTTGCGGACATTGACGCAGGCTCGCTTGTCGCCGGGCGCGAGGAAGCTGTCCCCCGGCTTCATCTTGCTGAACGGGTACTTGGGGCTGCCGACCTGATTGCGGGGGATGGGTACGGACTCTTCGATCTCGATCACAGGATTCTCCCTCGCGCATTGGCGCTCATGGTCTGCCAAGCGTCGATCACTCGCTCTCGCCAAGCCCGCTCATGGCGCAGCTTCTCGGCAACCACGAAGGCATTCCGGCGGTCCTCCAGAGCCTTGCGGTACGCCTCGGATGCGAGTGCCTCTGCCTCCTTGTCGGCGGCGCGGGGCAACTCGCTCTTGAGGTACTCGGCAGCGTAGACCGTGCGGAGCATGTCGGACGAGAACTCGTAGTCAGCCCTCGCCTCGGCAGCCCGGTCACCGATCCTCTGGAGTGCGTCCAGATGCCCCTCGATGTCATCCGGCGAGAGCATCAGAACGGCACCTCGTCATCCATGTCCCGCTGGCGGGTCTGCTGCTGGCCCATGGCCCGCTGACCCTGGCCCCTCGGGGCGTCCGTGCGCTCCTTGGGCTGGGCGAGGACGATCACGGTCTTTCCGTCATCGCTGCGCCCCGTGGGGACGTAGTCGAGGTAGAGGGTGTACCCACCGTTCTTGTTCGGGAACGCGGAGCCGACCTTCGTCCAGTAGGTCTTCTGACCGTCCTTGCTCTTCGTCCCGCAGATTGCGTCAAGCCGTTCCATCGCGCTTCTCCTTCATGTCGTTGATGATTTCGGATGCCTTGTCGCTTGTGATGATGTCGAGGACATCGTTATCCCAGTCGAACAAGGCCACGGCGATATCCTCCTGCGTGATGTTGCCGCCGCAATGCTCGTTGATCGCTTGCGCCGTCAACTCCGTGATGTCACGTTGGATCACATCCCGCCGCTTCTTGAACACCGTGATCCATGTGTCGATCTCCATGAGTGCTGCATGGCACGCGCGCAGGACCAGCTTCTCTGGCTGCGGGATCGGGTCCATGTCGTAGCGGCTGCCGTTCTCGATGGCATTCTTCCGCACGACATCGTTCACGTATTCGTCACTCATCCTCTGGATCCTCCTTCAGCACCTCGCGAATCCGTTTAACCTTGTCGCGAAGGTCTTTTACTTCAAACTCAATATGTGAAATCCCGTAATCAAGGGATGTCGGTCGGTCCGACATTTCATGCAGATCGTCGCGATTCCCTTCGCAGAAATCTGTCATTGACCATCCAAGTTCTGACAACTCTGCGTGTTGCCTTCCCTGCCATTCTGTCAACTTCTTGACCTCGGCGCGGGCTTTGTCGCGTTCCGCACGAGCCTCGTCTCTCTCCCTTGCCAGCGTATCAAGCGCCCTCTGGACCGCAGACTCGCTGACACTCATGATGCACTCCTTTGCGGCTCATGCAGCTTCTCAAGCCCAGCGGGCCTAGGACCGACTCGGTCAAAGACCAGGCTGTCGAGCTTCTGCATCGCTTGCCTGACGAAATGAGTCATCTCTGCCGAGCCTCCCATTTCGAACTTTCCGGATTTCATTGCGGCGCCGAGCGTCTCCAGATACTCGCGAGCCGCAACCCGCAACGCATCCAGATCAGCCCGCAGCCGCTCAACCTCGGCCACCAAGTCCTTTATCTCGTGCTTCAACTCTTTGCTCTTCGCGCGCGATGCTTTGAGCCTCCCTTTGATTTCAGCCTCCTTAACGGCAAGGTCCCATTCGTCACTCATGCCCCGCCCTCCCCGTTGTACCCGGCAACCAGCTTGTCCTTGAGTGCCATCAGGGCGGCATAGCCCTGCTCGCTGGCACTCTTCACCAGCATGATGGCCTCCTTGTTCGCCAGCATGATCTCGGCCAGCGCAGTCGCATCCTGGGCCGCCGACATGGCGTCGTGGATGCGCTTGTATTCGGCGCGGGGGTCGGGCTTGGACGCCCGAGTGGTCATGTGCTGGACCTGATTGCCGTCTGCGCTGTTCGCGTCGTCGTCCTCCTCGGCGGCGAGGCCAAAGAAGCTGGCGATCTGATAGCGCCGGGCAAAGGTCATCAGGCTGCCCATCTCCTGCATCTTGACGATGCGGGCGCTGTCGAGCGGCATACAGGTGCTGACCAACCCACCGCCGCTGTGGAAGAGGCGCAGGCACATGACCATGCCGTCCTCGCGCTTCTCCAGCGTCTGGGTGAAGGCCAGCCCGTTGCTTGCGAGCGGGCCACGGATGCCGTCGAGGATGCTGTCCAGAGTGGCGTAGGCGAACTTGTACGCCCCACGCTCGCTCTTGACCGACACCTCCCTGTTCTTCGTCGGGTTGCTCATCTTGCCCTGAGCCGCCGCCAAAGCAGCGTAGAGCAGGGCCTGCTTGTCCAGGTTCTCGTCCATGTCATCCCTCCTTGATGCGGAGCGCACGACGCTTGTCGCGCGTCACCGTGATGCCGTGACCAGCAGCGGATCGAACATCCGCAGCCACCAGCTTCTTGATCGTATCAGCGGCCTTGTCGAACTGAGATGCGTAGTTCTTGCACATCAGCCATTCGTGTGCCGCAGATGCCCACTCGTTGTTGCCCGTCATGTCAACGGTTCGTGTTGCCTCGGGTGGGTCGATCTTGACCGCCACGTTGCTCGGCGGGAGGCGAAGCGTGACGCACTCCCAGAACTCCCTCTCGCGCTCGACCAAGCGCAGCGCATACTCCTCGTTGTACTCGACCTCGACATAGTCCCAGTCGTTTCCGAAGATGACGGAGAGGAATGCTTTCTTCTTTCCAGCCACCATCATGTTGTGATGCAACTGAGGCTGGTACTTCGGAAGCACATCGGACATCGTCGCCCGGCCATTCGTGTGCTTGGCCTCGACAATGCCTTCCTCGCAAAGCCCGTCAAGCGTGGCTCGCATGAAACCGACGCTCTCCACCGACACGTTACGCATCAGCTTGAGGCCGGTCTTCTTCTCGAACCAGGACAGGTTGAAGTCCTCGGTTGCATTGCCCAGCATGACCTGGAACTTGTCACTCAGGTCTTCCGGTTCCTTCTGGCCGGTCTTCACCAGCCAGAGGTCGTGGATGCGCTCGGCATCCCCCGACATGATGACGTTGGCATCGGAGCCGCCGATACCCGACCTCCGGGCGTCGTGCCACTCCTTGGTCTTAGCGATTGGCAACATGGTCCCTCCTTTGTTGCGCGATGTTTATGGATCGTATGTCTCAGCCTGTCAATGCCTGTTTGGCCGAGATGCACCGGATTCGTGTCTCCAGCCGGTCTCGCCCGCTCAACCAATGTTCTCGGTCGATTGGGATTGCATCTGGCAGGTTCTCGTTCTTCTCCAAGTGCGCGCGGACTGCCGCCCAGACCTTTTTCTCAAAGCCATCAAACCCCGGAGCCATGCAGTCCCAAAGTTCTGCCTCGGTGCTGTTGAGCCGCCGCGCAGCTTCATGCAGTTGCTCTGCGTGGACCTCTCTGGTTCGCTGGAGTAGCTGGCGTTTCAGAACCTGCGCCTGCTTGTTCATCAACACCAGCCCAGCAGCCTCCGTGTCCTGCTTGTACGCTGGCTCGTCGCTTGCAGCCATCGTGCTGTGTTCGTCCAGCCACCGCTGCTGGTTCAGCCAGGTGCTGGCATGGGCGACGTACTGGATGTCCTTGCCCCTCATCGCCGCCGCGTAGGCGTGGCAGCCCTTGAGGATGTCAGATGGGGCGATCTTCAGCGCCTTGGTCATCTTGTCCCAGCTTTTGACCGCAGCCCCCCGCCCGACGCGGCGCGGGTACGACCGCCAGAAGTCCTCAAATGAGGGCTCCCCAAGCATATCGCTCATGTCAGCACTCCTAGAGCTATGAGAATTGCAGCTAGGAACAGCATGAGTAGCAGCGTCTGTTTCATTTCCTTCTACTACCTCGGTATGGGTTGTCCTTCAGATAGCCGGGGCTGACGTTGCCCTCATCCCACGCCTCGGCCTTGCGCTTGCGGATGAGGCGGTCGATGCGCTCGGCAATCCAGATTTCGTCGGGCCAGTTATCAATCGCCAAGCGTGCGAGACGTTGTCCATCGGTCTTGCGGCTGGTCATGGCTTGGCCTCCATTTCGGCAATGACCTCGCGGAAGTTGTATCCGGCCACCCACGCCTCGCGCTGCCTCTTCCTAATGATCCGGTCGATTTCGTGGGCCGTCCCCGCAACGTGAGCGCCGCTTATCGCCCAGTTTTCGGCCATGCGCTGCGCGATGCGCTCGCCGTCTG